GAATATGCGGGAAGGAGCGAATACAGGTCATGGGGCTGTTTACCCCACCAACCTCGTCATGGTACAGGTCTTGATCCAAAGCATAAATTGTTCCGTTCTCCCAGTCCCCAACAAGATGCTTTCCGTAAACAAAAGCATGACAATTTGTCCGGTCCCGGTTCAAATTCCCGTTGTTGTCCGTCCACACCCTCCGATGCCATGCAAGGTTCGTGTCGGGGATTGAGTCATCAAACACCCACGTCTGATTTCCCGAAGGGAAGGACAGGACGTAGAAGGAATGTCCGTCCTGCTGGTATGTGTAGCCAATGGCATCAGAAATGCCCCCTGCGTTCCCCATCTTCCTGATGGCATATTCCAGCGCATGGTTTGAGATTCGTTTCGTCTCATAACCCCGCTGGCGTAGGACAATTCCATACCCCTGCAGGTCTTGAGAAAGCCAAAAAACTGACAGGTCTGAAGATGCGGGGGAGTATTTGGCCGCGCAGCCATGTTCAATATACGCCCCGGGAAGCGAGGCGAAGGGAAACAGCGGATTCCCTGCATTGTACCACAACTCACTCTTTAATTGCCCGAAAAGAATCAACTCCCTTCGGTTGACGAAAAGAGTCACAAGTGGGTCTGGGTAGGAAGTTTTGGCCGCAAAATACAGGGCATCAAAGGTCAAGGAATTGGAGAGTGTTGACCCGAAGTTTTTTGTCCCGGGATAGTTCCACAGGGTAAACGTGTCAAGGTAATCGACCTTATCCGCCCCGGTAAAAGCCCCTGTCGGGTCCACAACAAGGGAGAAGGTGTGGGAAGTGAGGTCAATCTCAAACCCAGACGTTGACCCGTCAACGAGAAGAATCGTCGCCCCGTTGTCAATAAACGAGACAGGGTTTGTTGCATCGTTCAACAACGAACCAAGCTGCGTCAAGGAAAAGTCTGGATTGATGTAGTAGACGCTTTTCCCAATGACACAAAAGCCCTGCCCGTCACTTGCCCTGTAAATTCCTCTTACCGGGGCAACCTCTCCCTGCGCAAGTGCTGCTAATCCCGGACGTTGGTAAAACGTCACGGGAACAGCAGAATCTTGTGTATTGAGTTCAGGATAGAGATTTACGCATTGTTGCGCGTTTGCGATTACGCTCCGTGCAACATACGAGCCGCCGATAAGAGGAAGCCGGTCCATCATCGAAGAAAGCCTTTAAGCTGAAAGCGACTGTTTCCATTCACCGGCAACAATGCAGGAGTACCGGGCAATGATCGCTGTTGCCTGTGTAACACCTGTCCCCGTTGCGGCCTGTGCTGTACTTGCAGCAGCAGCAATGGTGTCACCAACACCAGTGTTTGGATTTGTAGCTTTGCCAAACACGGCAAGGGTATTCGCAGACTGGTTGTAAATAACGATCTCTCGTCCCGGAATTGCCAACGGCAATTTTACCGAGTCACTGTTCGTCGCACAGACAGTAACCTCGTTGTATTTCTTTGTCAGATTTGTTGCATTGGCCTGCCCACCACCGGCATAGGCCGTAATGCCAGTCGCTGCCCCGAAAAGTTCATTGGCGAGGGCAAGAAGTTCTCCCCCATCCACAAGGCGGGAACCGGGTATGAAGGAGGGGAAAAGCCCAAGAAGAGATGCAAGTTTCATTTCGTCACCTTTGTTTTGCAAAAACGGTCTAGTAAGACCTGTCAGAGAAGATATTGTAAAGACCCGGCCTTCTCAATCCGGGCGGCATGTGGAGACGAGCAATAGCTGCGTTTGCCCCTCGCAGCGTTGCTAAGGAGTTCTTGGCCAGCATCGGGAGGGGGTCACCCGGATATGTCGGAAGCTGGTATTTCGGACGAAGCCTTATAGCAAGGTTGTAAAGCATTGCCGAGTAGTACTCGTAGGGGAGCGAGAACTTCGTCGCGAGAGTCGGAAAACTTGACGGCAGCTGTTGCATGACAGACAGCCCCACCGCGTAAATGTTTGCCGTAGGTACTGGCCAGACATACACTGTTGCAAGTGGCCAACCGGGGTCCAGAAACACTGACATTGGAAACGCCACCAGTCCTTTGATAGCCACCCGGTCATAATCCTCACGGGCCTGCAAAATTTCCAGTGGGTAATCTATCTGGTTCGGCTGACTTTGGGTAATCTGGCGCAGAAACCCCGACTCGATTTTTGCCGGTCGAACAGTTCCTGCCCCCGTATCAATATCCCCACCGGGGCCGAAGGTGTACGTCTGCGCCCCCGTGCTGTTGAAGACATAATTCTTCAGTTGATAAACCAACCACCGCTTTCTTTCCCACTCCTGCAGCATCATCTGCAGCCGAGCCCAAGCCCCATTGATGTCTTCCGCAAGCGCATTCTGTCCCACACCAAGCGCACCAGATTCTTTCAGCGCCTCTGTACAGATGTCACCGACCGTAATATCCGATGGAACTTGTATGGCCATTTTTACCCTCAAGAAGCGGAAAAAAGTCTTGGGGCACTAGGCCCCAAGAAGTTGGGGGAGCATCGGGTTAGAGGGAAAAGGCCGGAGTATCTTCTTCGGTTTCTTCCAGAGGATTCTCATCTTCTTCCGTAACCGGGTCTTGAGCACGAATCTTCCGTGCCTCGGTCAACTCTCTTTCCATCTGCTTCAGCTTCGTTTCCAGATCGGAAATCTGCTGGGCAGAAGAGATCGGCGGGGCTTCGCCACCACCAGCATGAATTGCCTTCGCCGGATGATCGTGCCAGCCTTTCTTCTCCAGAAGGTCTGCCTCTTTCTGGTTCTTCGCCAGAATCCAAATAATCTCGGATTTTTCCCCGACCCTCTTTGGCCCGAATGGTGTAGCAACTTCTTCCGCCGGGACTGTCACCCGAGTCTTCCCTTCAGGATGATAATACATCTTCGGGAAATCTTGCTTCTGGTAGATGGAAAGCCCCTCGTCATCACGGGCATTTACATTCGCAGGGTTCTCATCAAAAACCCCTTTCTGTTCCATCATGTCATAAATGGTAAAGCGATTACCTTTTGCTCTTGCCATCTTCTTACTCCTTTCCTATTGCCGACAGCACCATGCCATCAGGCAGTTTCATCATCGTCTTCGACAGTAGGCTCCGTTTCCTCAGCCGGAGGCTGGAACGGGATAACAACTGTCGGAGGGGTTTCTGGTTCTTCATCAACTTCTTCAGATGAAGTCTGGGGTGAGTCTGGAGTAGCTTCGTGCCACTCATCACCCAGAGCCTCTTGTTCCTCTTGCGAAGCAACAATTACAGAGCCTTTGGTTTGGTGGTGAAGCCATTTAGGGAATTCAACAACCGTTCCCGCCTCGAGTTCAGAAAGATCAAAGAAGTGGCCGAGCTTCTTCAACTCGGCCAGCCCCTCTGCAATCTTTCCAAACGCTTCGGAAATGAGTCCTGATCTGTGGGGATTGCCCGCAAATTCAGACTCGAGTTTTTCCCGAAGCATTTGAAAATTTTCCATCGTCCATCTCCCTCTTACATCATGTCTGCGACGACGCAAGCCCACTCGGGACGAATCCACAAGTAACCGTACAGAACGTCGAGACGTGTGATAAGCTGGTCAGTGCCGATGAAATAGTCCGTCACCATACGCATGGAGATACCATCGAACTGCTCACGGGCTGCTTCGTGAACACCACGGGGGAGTTCAAGATCAGCCGTGGCAAGCGTAATGGCTTCCGGGGCGTAGGCGAAGTTCTTCCGATACTGGGAAGAGGCTGCAAGACTTGCAACCGGGTTTACCGCCGCACCGTTCGCAGGCGAGGCCGTGCAGGTCTGATACTGCACCGCAGCACCACCGACTGCCGGGATAATCGCCGGGTAGATCGGAATGCTCGTCGCGCCAGCGGCAACATTCGCCGTTACAGCAAACTGACGAAGTTCACCAGTGGACTGTTTCGTGATACGGTTCACCGCATACACGCCAGCAATCGTGATAATGTCACCGACATTCAACCCCGCTGCCAGCGCATTAACAGTCAACGCCAGACCCGTCTGCCCCGCACCGTTTACCGTGGCACTTCCCTGAGCAAGTGCACCGTTCGTATGAGAGATTGCTGTTTGGTCCTTCATCCACATAAACCCGAGGGCGTCATACATACGACCCGAGGTGTACTGGCGAGAAATTTCCGTCGAAGGATTGAGAAGACCGGCGAGGGCACTAACGACACGAGCCTCTGTCCGGGGTCCGTTGACAATCTTGCGATTGGCAATCGGAGCCGAGTCAAGGTCAAGTGACGCACCCGCGTTCAGGTAGGTCGAAGCAATCGGGGACAGAATGTTGTTGTTCACGTCCTGATTAGCGACGAAGTTGCAGATACCACCCTCACTCCCGGACATAATATCGACCGCGACCGCACCCGCAAGGTTGTTCACCATCGGGGCAAGAACACGAGTCGAGTAATCATCGAGGGAGAGGGCGCGATCTGCGCTGCTGTAAGCCACGTCCACATGCTTCTGAGTCGCAAGCACGAGGGTCGTGGACTGTTCGGAAGTGTCCTGCGCACTCAGCGCCGGACCAGTCGTAACCGTGAAGTCGTTGGGAAGGCGAATACGCAGGGCGGAGCCGATTTTCGCACCGCTAACAGCAAAGCTGTCATCGTACTGCATATCCACGTTCTGCAAGAAGGCATTGGAGTTCTTCCAGAGCCTCACCGCTTCACGGGTAATCATGTTGATAGTAAGAAGTGAATTAGCCATGCGATTTCTCGCCTCCAAAAAATGTCAAGAACGGTCTCCATGCCGTATCTTGGGACTGAGTTTGCCTAGACCCGAAAAAAGGCGCGCAAGACAGAGAAAGAGCTGTCCAGACCTCTGAGACGCTTAAGGGTCGCCTCTCCCGACACCGGCCAGACAGGACCGGGGCTGTTATTCCAACTCGGCCAGAATGGACTCGAAGCCCTCTGGCAGAGTCTTCAGACCGTCGAAAATCTTCGCGTTGACGCTACGAAATTTTTCCTTTTCCCAATTGACAAACAGAACGACCTCTTTCCCGTCCTGTGTCTTGCCTTTCCGAATCTCAATCTGAGGTGGTACCTCCAGCTGAAACGGACATGCAATCCACAGGGGAAAGACTTTCAGTTCTTTTTCCAACCCGGGCTGCATTAGCGTCGAGCCTGCTTATCTTTAATCTGTGCCTCGCGTCGTGCCATCCAAGCCGCTGTTGACAGCGAGTCCGCCTTCTCCTTATCGTCCGGGTCGATCTGGGTAGCAGAATTGCTCCGGCGCGAAACGGGGGTAATAGGCTTTGGCGCGTCCGAGATTTCCTTCGGTGGCTTCGCAGCCATCTTCGTCAGTTCCACCGCCATCTTAACCGGCGACATGGACATCAGCTGCTCAGCCTTGTTCAAATCCGCCCCGAGATTGAAAAGAATTTCTGGGGCATTCCCGGTCTCGAGAGCCGCCTCAAGCAACTGGTTGTACGCAGCTCCAGACTTCGGATCACTTTTGTCAATCAACTTTGTCAGTTCATTGATCCGGCTGGTG